ACGAAAAATTATAACCAAAATCATTGCAAGGAGGAAACGCAAATGACTGATTATATAAAGGACGAAGAACAAAGAAATTCACATCTGTACGGTATGTATCATACCGATCATGATCTGATGTCATCTCATATTCATTATGTAATTGAATCATGGGACGAAGAACAGCCAGAAAATATTAAAGAATGGCTAACAAATTTATTAGAAAATTATGGTACATAAGGAGAGACCTAAATGAGAATGACTGAACTAATACCGAACAGCCCGATTGCTGTACAGAAATCGCGCCGATCTGCAAAAGGTCGAGTATTGACGTCAGGCGACGCAGGAAAAATCCTGCCGTTAAAATACGAATGGCTTCACCGTGAAGACGGCGTGCAAAGCGGTAAAATCCGCATGAACGTTGAAATGATGGAAACATCAGAAATGTTAATGAACGGTGTGGGCGTAACATTGTACGCTCATTTCGTCCCAATGCTTGCATTTGACCGTTTTAACGGATCAATGGACGAATTAAACCGATCATATAAAAAAGAAAATGGTGCCGCTGGTAGCGTAATACCATTTTTTGAAAGTAATAAATATTGGAACGGTACAGCAATTGTTGAACCAAATTCAGTATTTGATTTGGATACAACAACTCCATATTATGGACAACCAAATCAAATACATAATGTATTAGGACAACACTTTGGTGGTACATCATATGATGCAAATAATTTAATAAAAATTAATACAACACCTGTTGAAGCATATAATGCAATAGTTAATCATAGACGCAAAGCACGATCTAAATCGTTGCCATTAAGAAACGCATTTGATCATACATTAGCAGATGCGTTTTGGATTAATAATGGAATGCAAAATATTGTTCCAGATTACGATCAGAATTTAATTGACGGACAAGTAACACTTGCTGGATTGACATTTCAAGCACCAATTAAATCAAGATATGCAACAAATGCGGCACAAACATCAGACGCAACTGCAAATAATATACCAAGCACATCAACAGTACATGCACCTGGTCAGAATGGTGCATCTATTATTGACCAGGGTGATATGTATTTATTTGATGAAATATATGCAGAATTAACAACAGGCGGAAACGCAACAATGTCATTAGCTGACATTGAACAAGCACGTAAAACAGCGGCATTTGCTAAATTAAGAGCAAAGTACGATGGAATAGATTCAGAGCACATTATTGACTTACTTATGAGTGGAATACGTGTCCCAGAAGAAGCATTAAAGCAACCAATTTTATTGGGTCGTCAACGTGCAATGATAGGATTTAACCAACGTTATGCAACAGACGGCGCAAACTTGGATAAGTCAGCAACAAATGGTATGGCAACAATTGACATGTCAATTAGAACACCAGCTATGAATACTGGCGGCGTTATAATGATAACTGCCGAAATAGTGCCAGAGCAACTCTGGGAACGTAAGAAAGATTATTTCTTATACACAACAGACCCAGATACGTTACCTAACTATCTGTCTGATGTATTAGACCCAGAAAAAGTGGCAGTTGTAAAAAATGACCACGCTGACGTAAATCACGCAACACCAGATGGAACATTTGGTTATGCACCATTAAACCATGAATGGCAAAGAGATGCTGTAAATGTAGGTGGTAAATATTACCGCCCTGCAAATGACGCATTTGACGAAGATCGTGCAAAAATTTGGACGGCTGAGGCAACAAACCCAACACTAAATGAAGACTTTTATTTATGTTCAGGTTTGCACAAAAAAGTATTTGCCGATCAAGTATCAGACAGTTTTGAAATCACATGTCTTACAGATATGTCGATTGTAGGAAACACTGTATTCGGTGCAGGACTACAAGAAACTGATGCAACATCTGATTACGACACAATCACTTCACAAGTCGATTCCTCGCGTATCGTTAAGTGATAAAATGCGGGGTAGCCCTCCCCTACCCCGCATAAATTTAAAAAGGAAAATGAAATGAACAGAATTAAACACGGCAATATAAACAAATGGTCACAAGCAAAAGCGGGCGACGTAATTGAATTTGCATCAAGCAAACCAAGACATGTAAAGTTTGAAGTAACTGCAAACAGCAATATTGAAGTTTGGGTAGCAAACGATAATAAAATGTCTGACGCCGTATTGGTGGGCACATCAAACGGAAAAACAGAAATTCAATACACAGCACCCGCAACAACGTATGTGCAAATTAAAGCTGAAAAATCAGCGGCAGTATTTGTAAATATACCAGATATCGATCAATCAGTACAAAATAGCGATGAACCAAGTTTCACTTCTATTGAGCCACGTGTAAACAACAGCACTGAATTTGATCGTATGGTTGCATTTATGAAACACAACGAAACACAACGTAATGCACAATTAGAAGCTGAAAGATCAGCTCTTAGGGCAGAAGTAGCAAAAATTAAAGCAGTACAAGCTGATGAGGCAATTATAGAAGCAGAAGAGGCAGAAACAGAAGATGCAGGAGAAGCCACCGAGTAAGTGGTATCGTTGGATACGGTTTATTGACCGTATCCAATTTTGGCACAAAGACGAATTAGTACATAGAACACATGTACAAGCGGCTAGATCATTAGCAGAACCTAATGCATCTCAAAAACTTTGGGTCAAAATTTTGCAAACAGAAAACGACTATGAGGGCGCAGACCCAGAAATAGTTGAGTTTTGGAAGGCTTTTAGCAAAGCAATGAAGCGACGCAATATACCATTGCGAGCGT